TAAAATCTTAGCTGTCTGTTTTACAGTACTTAGTCCTTGTTGTAGGAGAGCTCCTGCAAATGTCTTACCATTATCTCTACTTTTCTGTAACTTATCTTGAATATTAACCTGTTGTAGCAGGGCTTGATTCCCTATAAACTTTAATCCAGGACGGTCAATAAGCAATTGTGCGATTCTAGACAAATCATCTATACGCTTTGTTATTTGCATACCCGTTTGATTACTAGAAGGAGGATTATTAACGTCCTTAGTAATGTAGGGTTTATCGCTTCCGTAACGAAGACTTTTAAGGTCTGTTCGGAGATTTAATAGTCCTGGTGATGCCATATAGGTTTTTTATTATCCTGGAGGATTGTCTAGGTATTTTGGAGGTGTAATTCCGTTTAAGTCTAATTCCGATGGCGGAGGGGCTGGTACTTGTACTGGTACTCCGTTGAGAGAATACTGGTTGTGCATTGCTGAGTTAGGATTTGCACTTGGTATTTGTGATGGTGTTGTTCCTTGTAATCCTAAGTTACTTGTCGGTAATAAGTTTATTAATCCCATATTGTTTATTTTTATTATAAATAGCTTATCCTACTGAATGTAGGTTTAGGCCGATTGATTCGTTTAATTTGTTTGGTCCTATATAAATATTCTGACCTTGTTTTACTGCTTGTATTAATTCATCTATTTTAGCATAGAATTCTCTTAAAGGTACTACGGCTTCTGGACCTGCTTCTCCTACTATTGCTCTAGTAGCTCCTGATACTATTCCACCTGTTGCAAATTTTCTCGGTTCCTCTCCCTTTTCCGGGGAAGATTCGAAGATAGGTCTAACTGCCCCCCCTAATGCTCCAGCTGCATCTGGGAAGGTCCCTGCGATCCATTTAAAAAGTGCATCTCCTCCTATACTTCCGATAAGTGTTCCGATCGGACCTCCTAATGCTGTTCCTACTGCACCTCCTAGTATTCCCCCTAATCCTCCCATAACAATTTTACCAATTTGCTGATTTATTGCTTCTTTTCCTAGTGGATTACCTTTATCATCTATTGGATTTTCAAGTAATGACTTAATATCTTGGTATGCAAAAAATCCTGTTAGTATTGTATTTAGTCCCGGTATTTTTTTTAATGCTGTTTTTAAGAACCCTCCTACTCCGCCCATTCCTTTTATAGAAGACTTTAATGCTGTAAAAGGGTTAAGCTTAGATACCATGTTTTTTGCTCCAGAAAATAGGTTTTTAAAAAAACCACCACCACCACCTGCACCAGCTCCTGCAGCACCAGCGGCTCCTGCTCCTGCAGCTCCTGCTCCTGCTCCTGCAGCACCAGCGGCTCCAGCGATTCCGCCACCTCCTGCTGTTGCAGCGGTTGTTGCTGCTGTAACTTTACCTGACATACCTTTAAACATATTTCCTATGTTCTTTACCATTCCTCCTAGTTTGGTAGGTCCCATTAGTGCAGTCATTAGTATTAGCCCTTTTGTGATTAGTTCTACATTTTTTCCTATAAATTCAAATGCTGCTGCAATTGGTTTAAGTATTATGTTAAGCTTATCCATAGCTTCACCCATTTTTAGCATGGCTTCAGCTTGTTTATCTGCTACTGTCTGGTTCTCTCTCTGTTCTATTAATGCTTTACTACCTATATCTTTCTGCAACTGCAGCATAGCTTCCTTAGCATCTTCCAGTTTTCCTTGCTTTTCTAGAGCTGTAATTCTTTCAAGTTCCTTATCCATTGCTGCATTTAAAGCATCTTTGTCTTTAACTTTATAAAATGCCATTGCTTTAGCTTCTGCAGACATATTTGCCATTTGACCTAACTGCAATCCATAGGCTTTAGCAATTGCTTCCTGTTCTAATACTGTTTTAGCAGCATCAAATTTCTGTAATGCTTGATCTTCTTGTAAAGCTTTTGCTAATGCTTCCTGATCTCCCATCAGAGCGGCTGCTCTTGCTTTTTCGTTATTAATCTCTTTTCCTGATAGTAGTTCTGCTTCTAGTTCTGCTGCAATAGATTCCTCGAAGTTTAACATGTTTTTCCCTGCAGCTGCTATCTCTTCTATATTACTTCCTAACTTCTTAGCTTCTATACTTGCTTGAGCTAAACTTTTACCCTGTCCTTGAATTAGAGCTTTTGTAGCATTACTTGTTTTTGATATATCCTTGGTTATTGCTTTGTAATCAATTCCTAATTTATTTCTCTTATTTGAAAGTATAACTTCTCCTGTTATACTCTCAACCATTTCTGTATAATCCTGCTTTGTACCTGCTGCGTATATTGCTAATGAATTAGCCTCTTCGCTAGACATTCCTAGATACTTAGTTTGAGTTGCTAATGTTGCAGCGGTTTCTCGAGAGATTACTGCAGATGTCCCTAAAGCGTTTGAAAAACCTACTACAGAATCTGTTAAATCCTTTCCTGTAAGTCCTTGAATAGATCTTGCTGCCTTATTCATAGACATAACCATTCTATCACTTTCTTCCCTACTTACATTTAGGTTTCTCCCTATCGCTACGGTTCTTTCATCAAAATCCTTTAATCCAGATACTATTTTACCTATCGTAAATGCAGCTATAAATTTAGTAAAGACTCCTCCTAATTGCTTAGCACCGGCTGCAAATCCGTTTTTACCTTCTGCAGCTGCGTTTCTAGCAGCATCTGAAGCTTTTTGAAATTCTCCAAAAACTTTACTTAGTACCGGAACATCCTTTACAAGGTCTGATAAGTTATCAAAAAACTTAGACTGTTTACTTATTTCTTCAAATGTATTTTTTAAATTTTCTGCATGTTCTACACTCTTACTAATAGTTAAATCTACTTCCCTTAATCCTTTTAGCGATTCGTTTATATAATCTCTCTCTGTTCTTTTTGCATGAGTTAACTTATCCTGTAAGTATCCTATCTTAGACTGAATTCTAGACTGTTCTTGTTGTAGCTTAGTTAAGTCTTTTAGAAACTTTGTCTCTTCTCTTCTATCTTTTAGTTGATCTGATGTGTATCCTGATAATGTTTTTCCAAGACTTACAGCTTCTCTAAAATTTTCTGTATAATTCTTTGCTGAATCACCAGTAAATCTTTCTGCTGCTTTTGCATTATCTCCTAATACTTTTGAGAGATCATTTAGTACTGCAACTAACTCAGCTGATGCTTTGTTAAATTCTTGTAAGTCCTGTGTAGTATTTGTAATAGTCTTTTTTGCCATTTTCTAACAATAGTGTTTACTATAAATAGAAAAAGATATCACTTTTGTGATACCTTTGTCTGATATGTAGGTTTCATGTGGTTATTTTCATTTCTTAGAAGCTCTGCCATCTGTTTTCCCTGCTCTACAGCATTTTGGCCGTTATTATTTCCGTTCTTCTCTTCATAGGCTTCTACAATCTTATTGTAGATAAACCTTCTTGTAGATATAGGTAAATTATATACATCAAACCAGGTATACCCTCCTTTTCCGTAGAATACTATTTCATGTAACTGTGTGAAGAGTTGTAGTCTATGCTCCGGCGTCAGGCCAAAAAAAGCTAATCCCTATAGGTAGATCGACGTCCTCCTCTTCGCCTTCACTATTTGTTACAGATACTTTCATATCTAAGTCTGGAGATATTTCTGAATAATATTTTCTAAAGGCTCTAATATCTATTGCTAAGAAGTACTGATTTACAAACTCTCTAATATCTTTTCTTTCTGTATTTCCATTAACTGATGTTATCAAATGGGCAAGACGTACTGTTACTTCATTCTTACTATCTTTATTTAGTTTCTGAAGTCCTTTAATCTCTTGGTCAATTTTACCTTCATCCCTATGAGAAAGTATTTTAAATGTTATTTGATTATCTGTATGAGGAAGGGTAAATTCAAATTCATTTTTAGTTGCTTTTTCAAAATCTGGGTGTAATGGTTTATGTTGTATTGTAGACAGGTCTACTGATTGTGGGATTTTTTCATATTCAAAGTCATACTTAGCTCCATAAGATAAAATTCTAGCGGCTATCATAATTGCATTTTTATCTCCTACTAGTAGTTCGTTGTAATCTATAGGAGTTACAATTAGAGATTGTAGTAGTTTATCTATTACAGTTCCTTGCTTAATGTAATTAGTATTTGTTATAATATCTTCTTCACGAGCTGTCATATACTTCATCTCAATTTTGCCTGATGCTAGTGGAGAGTCTTTTGGATATAGTAATCCTTTCGACGGTAAGTCTACCGTTTCGGTAGGTAGTTTAAATTTTTGTTCCATAAATTTTATTTGTTAGTAATTAGTTCTATATATAAATATATGAAAAAAACTTTTATAAAACAACAAAGCTACTCTCCTTTGTAGATTTTCCAACCTCTTTCTAATATACTTGGCTTGTGTTTCAATCTGTACTGAAGTGTTGAATATGCTATTCCTGTAAGTTTTGAAAGTTCTGGGTAGCTTCCTGCTGTATATTTCTGTCCTGATTCAAATATAACTGTGTACGGTCCTTTGGCTGCTTGAGCTTGTAGTCCTGTTTTTCCTGTTTGATCTCTTTTTCTAGCTTCAGCCAATTTTTTACGTCCCTCTTCAGTTATATCAGATTTCATTCCTTTGAAGACCCTTGAAGAATTGTTTGTGTTTCCTTTTTGGGGTGATATATGTTCCCTAATTGGAGTAAAAGCACTACCTGTTCCTACAGCAAATCCATTTTTCATCACCCCTGGGCAGTGTGTTGCTCTATTCTGTAAGGTTGAGTAGCTTATTTTGGTTAGTTTTGAAAGTTCTGGGTAGCTTCCTGCTGTGTGCTTCAATCCTGATTCAAAAATAACTGTATAAGGACCTTTTGCAGCTTGGGCTTGAAGACCTGTTTTACCTGTCAATCTTTTCCCTGTAGTAGTTCCTATTTTATTTCGGTGAGATTCACTGAGTGTTCTTCCTTTTGTGTAGTTTGTATTTTTCCATCCTAAATCAATCCATGTTTGTAGATCTTCCTGTAAAACGTATTTGATTTCATTTGTCTGTGGGTGCACGATAGTTTTTCTACCTCTTCTCCATTTTGAAAGTTTTTCTTTATGCTCTTCTGTGAATTTTAAATTACTTACAGCTTCTGCGTAGGTTCTTGAACTTACTTTATAATCTCTTTCCTGATTATCTGATTTCTGCTTTGTCATAAACCAGAAAGCATGTGCTAGTTTTTTATTGTCTGGATAGATTCTGCATAATAGCCAGTGACATATGAAATGCTCTCTTGCTGTTAAGACTACTATATTTGGATGTGTTTTCCATTGCCTTACATGACCTTCTCCCCCCATGCATTTTGGAATGATATGATGTCTTTCGTAGTATACATCTTTTCCGTATAACCTATTTTCTCTTTTTGCTCGATCAATTATTTGATCATAAATTTTTTGATAATTCATAATAAAAAATGCCTATTTACTTTATTATAAATAGGCATGAATTATATAAACCAGTAATTAGGTATACAAATTTAGTTTTTAAATACTGCTCTAATAATTTAAAATACACATATCCATCGCTACTTCTATCTGTATCTCTACAATTCCGTCTGCAGAAGTCCAGTCAAATTGTCCAAAGTCACCTTTTGTTAAGAAAGCTCCTTTAATGATCCATTCTCCTACGATATCCCCTACAGGACCTAGAATATTTAAAGTTAAGTCTTTCTTATAGAAATCTGAGTAACCAGCTCTACCAGTTACTGATTCATACCCTAGACGAGCCCATTCCATTACTGCTTGAGCTCCAGAAGGAGTGATTGGTGAATATAGAGTCATACTCATATTTTCCCAGTTTCTTTTTCCTCTTATTTTTCTGTAAGAGTTGATGTGATCTAGTTTAATCTCACTATCTGAAAAAGTTGGTGCTTTCACGTTTTTAATCATGAATGCTGGGATATTATCTATGTACATTACGAACCTGTGCTGAACCATTGGTTCAAAAGCTCTAAACATTATCTCATTAGGATCGAGAACAGCCATATGTTTTTATTTTTTTAGTTATTTTTATTTTATTATAAATAGTACTTATTTTTATTTTAAGTCTATCTGATTATGTAATTTCTGATAATTCAATTCTTACGAAAAAGTTGCTCCTGTTGGTTCAATTGTAAAGTCTAATACAACAAATTCAATTGTTCTAGTAGGTTGTATAAAGATCTGACCTATTAATTGATTTCTATCAACAACATCTGCTGTGTTGTTTGTATCGTCCATTACTACTCTGTAGGCGAATAATCCTTGTCTCTGTACTACTGATTCTAGGTATGGATTCACCGTCGCTAAGAACCTATTTCTAGTTGCAATAGTATTTTGTTCGAATACTAAGTTTCTTGCTTGGTCACCAATAAACTTCTTAAGTTCTATTAACAATCTTCTAACGTTTACTCTATCTAAAGCTGAAGCTTTTGTCTGTAATGTTTTCTGACCGAATACTGAAATACCTGTTCCTGGGAATGTAGCAATTGGATTTACTTTTCCTAAGTATAATGTATCTCTATCTCCTTTTGTTAATTTTCTTTCTGCTTGAATTACACCTGCTAATCCTCCTCTTACAAGTCCTGCTGGTGCAAACCATGGTGCTG